TCAACCTCTAGATAATTGGAATGTATCCAATGTAGTAAATATGAAAGCTATGTTTGAGTTGGCAAGATCATTCAATCAACCTCTCAACAATTGGAATGTATCCAATGTGAAATATATGAATCATATGTTTAAGGATGCAAAATCTTTCAATCAACCAATTGATAATTGGAATGTATCCAAGGTAAAAAATATGAAAAGTATATTTGAGAGAGCAAATAATTTCAATCAACCTCTTGATAATTGGAATGTATCAAATGTTACAAACATGGGATACATGTTTTATGATGCATACTCATTCAATCAACCTCTCAACAATTGGAATGTTTCTAATGTTAAAAATATGGTTGGTATGTTTCATTGTGCAACATATTTCAACCAACCAATTAATAATTGGGATGTATCAAAGGTAACTAATATGAGTTACATGTTTTGTCATGCATTTTTCAATCAACCTCTCAACAATTGGAATGTATCAAATGTTACAAACATGGGATACATGTTTAATGAGGCATACTCATTCAATCAACCTCTCAACAATTGGAATGTATCCAATGTCAGAGATATGTCCAAAATGTTTTCTAATATAAAGATAAAGAATATGCAAGAAAAAGCTCCATGGTATTTGTAAATTAATCTGATGAAGAAGAACATTAATTCTAACAAGACAATAATAAAAAAATATAAAAAAAAATAAAAAAAAATAATGCCACCATATATTTCATAATATGCCGGGTCCTAAGTCCGGAATAATAAAGCTGCAGAAGGATTTTTTTTATTCAAGTATATTTATATTTGAATTAAGATTTGAATTTGTAGTTTGAGTTGGATTTGTAATTTGATTTGAATTTGTAGTTAGATTTGTAGTTGAATTTGTAGTTTGAGTTGAATTTGTAGTTAGATTTGTAGTTGAATTTGTAGTTTGAGTTGGATTTGTAATTTGATTTGAATTTGTAGTTAGATTTGTAGTTGGATTTGTAGTTGGATTTGTAGTTGAATTTGTAGTTAGATTTGTAGTTGAATTTATAGTTGAATTTATATTTGTAGTTAAATTTTGTATATTATTTATAAATAATATTTTGTGAACTTTTTCTAGTAAATATTTTTTAGAATATTCATGTTTTCTAAATTTTGTAATTGCCGTTTCAAAATTAAAAAAACTAATATAACCTATTTCTCTACATTGACTTTTATTTTTTTTATCTAAATATGGCATACAATTTGATTTTGCATTTGCTATAAAAAAAATATTTCTATATTGAATTCCATTAGTACCAATATATGTCTCTTCAAAAGGTAATATATTTGTTAAAATATTATAACTTTCCTTATAAATAGATGTTTCTTCTAATAATTCTCTACAAGCTGTATCAAAAGGATCTTCATTAAATTCTTGACGTCCTTTTGCAAATCCCCATTCTGGAAATTTATACAATGCATTAATTGTGGAATTTAATATATTAAATGTATCTTTATTGCATTCAAATTTTTTTTTAACATAATCAAAGAAATTTCCGTGTGGTGCTCTTTCATTATAATATAAATTGTTCCATAATTGTTCGTAAGTTTGTACCGTTATTTTTCTTCTTTCACTAATTGTCATATTTTGGATCATAAATTTTAAATATTCTCTATTTTTTTCATTATATTTACCTAAAATATAATCAACAAAGTAATATGTTGATTTTCTACACACCATTAAATATTTTGGTTTTCCATTAACAATTTTGAATAAAATTATTCCATATGATTTTATTAAATGTTTTTTTGATTTTGGTAAATCTTTTGTATTTTTGGAATATTTTAAGTATGTTGAATCTGTTGAATTTGCTGAATCTGCTGAATCTGCTGAATATGTTAAATCTATAGATTTTTTTGAATCTTTCAAATACATAGATATTCTTATATTTTAATTTAATTAATTAAATTTATAAAATATGAACACAAATAAAAAATATATCATTTAGATTTTTAATGATTCAATTTAATTTATATGGTATTGAAGAATGATGTAATCTTATTTTTAATTCATTCTTTTTATTTTTTTCAAAAACAAAGGAGTATTCTGCAATTATATCTGATATTGAAGATAATCTACTTTCAAATTTATAATGACCCATACATAATGCATAATTATCTTTGATTATAATATTTGTATTTTTCCATTTAATTATTTGCCATTGATTCAATACAAAACCTCTATCTTTTTTAATTTCTCCTGTAATAAAATATGATAGAATTTCTTTTTTTGTTCTTCTGAACGGATTTATTTTGGCTTTTGTTGGTTTAAATAATATATTAGGGGGATTATGATAGAATTTATCAATAAATCTGTTACAATATTTGTTTAATTTGTATTTATTATTTTTATAATTACCCATTTTTACAATACTATTGCTCCATTTTTGTTGAAATTCAATAATATCATCAATACTTATTTCATCTGTATTTTTAGATAATAATAATGAATTATATAAATAATTCAGAAATAACTTAAATTTAGAAAAAAAATAACAAAGATAATTTTTACAAATATTTTTTAAATACATTATCATATATATTATGAAATAATACTTTATTATCAGTTTATATATTTTATAAATATTTGATAAAAGTAATATTATGTTACTTGATCATTACAAAATTAATCTAACACTAAGATTATGTAAATATTTAAAATATCAATTATCTTTCTCAAAATGTGATGAAATTATTAGTAAAATTCTGAATATACTAAATCTGTTAATAAATATATTAACTAATTGTTTAAAGAAAGAAACATTTGATAGACAATCAAATGTTAAAATCGCAGTTGCTAAAAGATTATGTTTAATGCTAAAACAAATTTATAGACATACAGTTATATATGCGGAATGGAAAGTTTATAATGATCTATGTCAACGTCATCCAGATGTTTTTGATGCATTAATGAATCGTAATATTGATGCAAAAACTGCTTATAAATGGTCTAAAGAATCTTATAATAATTGTTATCATGTATTTGAAAATAAATTAACAAATTTATTAAATGCTGAGGAATTTCAAAGTATACAAAGTAATAATTCAACTTTAGTTACTCAAGATTTATTTGTTAAAACATTAGTAGATATATTAGCACAATATAAAACATATACAATTTTAATTAGTAGTTTAAATGAAACTATTAAACAACAAGAAAGGCAAATGACCAATATTTTATCAGAAATGCAAGATAATAAAACAACTTTAGAAGGAATGTCTCTTAAAGGTCAAGTTATTGAATTAAGAGAATTAAATAAATTACCGCCTGGAAAAATTCCAACAAAAAAAGGTCAATCAATCAAAACTATATCTACAGATGGAACCGGTGCAGGTTGTCAACTCATTATAAATAACGGACATATAATTATTACAAATGGTGGTAATGGTTATAAAATGAATGATGTTATATATATAAAACATATTCGTAAAACATATTTTTTTAGAGTTATAGATATAGCTCAAAAACATATTTTTGCAACACAAATTCAACTTGATGATATTAAAATGTGTATTCCACCGTGGATTAGAATATATAAAATGTTGTATCCTGGTAAGTTTGACTTTTGCGTTATAGTTAAAATTAAAGAAGAAATAGAAAAATATGGTGTTCAATATGTAATCCTAAAACATAAATGTATAGCAGATAGTTATGCAGAAGCACTGAACAGAACTTTTGCCGTTTAAATAATTAATAAATAATTAATAAATATCTTTTATTAATTTATGACAAATAAAACAAGAAAACAAAATACAAATATTAAAAATTCTATTAAAACAAAAAAACATGTTGTATATAACACAAATTTATTAGATTATTCAAGATATAATAAATTAATAGGTTATTATAACAATAAAAAGGATTGTATTAATGATAAAAAAAAATTTAAACAATATCCTGTTACAAATTATAAATTTAACACTCCAAAAGTCCGATTTGACCATTTATATTATCATGCAGGAGACATGAATGATTTTCAACGATATGCTTTACTTCCTCTTAGAATATTAGATACAACATATTCAGAAATTAAATCAAATAATAACACAATATCAAATTTTTACAAAAATTATAATATAGATTCAATTTTAAATACATTCAAATATTTATTTTATCATTTAAAAAAAGCTATATTTGTTGTAATTAGAAATTCAAAACTTGTAGTATTTTTGCCTTTTTCTAATGCTAATTATATAAATCCATTTACTGAAAAATTATATTTTGATAAAGATGATTTACATAATTTATATAAAATTAAAAAAACATTTAAAAATAAACAAACTAATTCCAAATTAAATGAACTTGCTAAAACAAGAGTTGCAAAATTCAATAAACATAACAAAACAAATCTAAATATAAATAGACATCAGTGGATTTTAAATAATTGCAATATTAGAGCAATATCAAAAGGCAATACAGAAGGTGATCATGATTTAAATATCTATAAAGATTTATTAGAACAATTATGTAACAACTATAAAATAGCGGATTGTGAATTTTTTATAAATACTAGAGATTTTCCTTTATTGCGTACAGATTTACGAGAACCATATAATCATTTATATAATGCAAAACCAAATTATATTCCAAAACAATACAGAACATCTTCTTTTGCGCCAATATTATCACAAAGTAAAACAGAAGAATTTGAAGATATTTTAATGCCGAACTCAGATGATTGGTTAATGGCATCAAATAAATATTACTTAGATTGGAAAAAAGGTTGTTATAACTATGAAAAATATAATTCAAATATACCTTGGAATCATAAAATTAATAAAATTATTTTTAGAGGTAGTGCAACTGGATGTGGAATTACTTCAAGAACAAATATTAGACTTAAAGCAGCGGAATTAGCTGAAAAACATCCGGATATATTAGATATTGGTATTATAAACTGGAATAGAAGACCTAAAAAATATAAAAATAAACCAATTCAAGTTATTGATACAACTAAATTTAATTTTAAACTTAAAAATAAAATTAATAACACAGAAAAATTTAAATATAAATATATTCTATATTTGGATGGACATGTTGCAGCATTCAGATTAGGAGGTGAATTAGCTTCTAATAGTCTATTATTTATACCAGATTCACAATATTCATTGTGGTTTACAAAATATTTGACACCAATGAAAGAATTTATACCTATAAAAAAAGATTTATCAGATTTAGTTGAAAAAACTTATTGGTGCATAGATAATGATACGACATGTAAACAAATTGCAAATAATGCATTTACATTTTATAAAAAACATTTTACTAAAGATAAAATATTAGAATATTTCGCAAATTCGTTAAATGAAATAAGTTGCTTAAGAGATAAAAAGTGTTTTTTCGGAGAAAAACCTACTAAAGATAATTTAAAAAATATTGCAATTGTAACTATTTATAGAGATAATGAAACTGGATCAAGACAAATTCAAAAAAATCATTTCTTAGAAATTATGCCAAAATTATTCAAAGATAAAGCAAATATAACTATTATAGTAGTTGAACAAATTAAAGGAGACTTTTTTAATATAGGTAAGCTTAAAAATATTGGTTTTGATTTAGCAAAAAAATCTGAAATTAAGTTCTCACATATTATTTTTACAGATATTGATATAATTCCAGATACAGAATTAATACATTATTACTTAAAAAAACCTGAAATACCTATCGCATTAGCTATTCAAGGTACAAGATACCATTCCAGAAAACTACATCAAAATAAACCATTTATGGGAGCATGTTGCTCATTTACAATACAACAATTTGAAAAAATTAATGGATATTCTAATTCATTTTGGGGATGGGGTGCTGAAGATGATAATCTTGCATTAAAAATACATCAAGCTGGAATTAAAATTGGATATCCAAAAAATGGTTCTGTATTAGATTTAGAAGAATTAAATGAAAAAATTATATCCGTTAAAGAAAAAGTACAAATTATTCAAAAAAATAAAAAAGAAAATTTAGCTTATGAAAAAATGGCTATAATAAAAGACAATGGTTTAAATAATTTGAACTATAAAATAATTTCAAAACACAATTATAATAATACTTCTTCTAATATAATACATGCAATTGTTGATTTATTAAAAAAACAAGATGAAATTAATCATGCAAATTGGTTTCCAAATAAATTTACAGATAATCAAGTAGTACAATATAAAAAAAATATTAAAAAAATTAAATGGAATATTGAATATATTTAAATTAACTTTAATTTATCTTTTATTTATCTTTTATTTATCTTTTATTTATCTTTTATTTATCTTT